CTTAAAATTACAAAAAAAGAAATAGATAAATTACAAAAAGATAAAGTATTAGATAAAGGTGATTTAAAAGTAGTATTCACCGAAGATTGGTGGAGAGAAAATTTAATAGAAAACATAGTTACAAAAACACAATTAAAACCAAGAGGGAAGGAGTTATTACTTATGGGCGGAGCATACGGACATATGGCACATCCATTTGATGACAAAGATTTAACTTTTGGTGATTTGAAAAAAATCATCACAGACGGATTAGGTGGACAACTTAATCGTGAAGATAATGTTACAGAAAAACTTGATGGACAAAACATCATGGTTAGTTGGAAAGATGGAAAACTCATAGCTGCAAGAAACAAAGGACACATTAAAAATGGTGGTAAAACAGCATTGGATAAGAAAGGTATAGCTGCAAAGTTTAAAGGTAGAGGTAGTATTAGAAATGCATTTGTATATGCGATGAATGATTTGGAAAAAGCCATTAAAGCATTATCGGATAAACAAAAAACAAAAATATTCAACAATGGATATAATTTTATGAATTTAGAAGTTATGTATCCATCATCTGCTAATGTGATTGATTATGATGTAACACAATTGGTTTTTCATGGGGCATTAAAATATGATGACAATGCAAATGTTAAAGGTGAGGTTGCTGGTAGTGGTAGAATATTAGCTGGTATGATTCAGCAAAGAAATCAAAACATACAAAAGAAATATTCAATTGGTAAACCTGTGTTTTTAGATGTACCAAAACATCAAGACTTTGGTAAGATGAAAGATAAGTTTTTAGGAAGATTACAAAAATTACAGAACACATATGCATTAAAAGACAATGATACATTAGGTTTATATCATCAAAAATGGTGGGAATCATTTATTCTAAAACAACTAAAAAAAATATCACCAAGAGTATTAGAGGGATTAGTTAAAAGATGGGCTTTCTTTGATAAGTCTTATAAGATACCACAGATAAAAAAAGATTTAAAAGATGAACCTATATTTTTAGAATGGGTATTAAAAACAGATAAAGAAAATCACACAAAAATAGTAAAAGAAAACATGAAACCATTTGAAACTCTTTTCTTTGAAGTTGGTGCGGAGATATTGAAAAATGTTCAAGGGTATATGGCTGCTAATCCTAACAAGGCTGTTCAAAACATTAGGAAAAAATTAAGTTCTGCTATATCAAAAGTTAGAAGTGGTGGTGATTTAAAGAAACTCAATACATTAAAATTACAATTAGATAAATTGAATACAATTGGTGGTGTGGATTCCATAGTACCTTCAGAGGGAATTGTATTTAAATACAATGGAAAGACATATAAATTCACAGGAGCCTTTGCTCCTGTCAATCAAATCACAGGTTTAATTAACTTTTAAACTATTTATATATGAATAAGTAGAGGTAATAATGGGTAAAAATACGCAAAGAGTCCAAGACATGTTGGATGGAAATTATAAAAGAAAAGTCCAAGTTGGATATGATAAAGTAGAACAGAAAAGAAAAATTGGTGAACGATGGACAGATTCAGATGGTAAAGAATGGGAACAGAAAAATGGGTATATTGCAAGTATAAAGAAAACACCAAATGCGGGAATAGGTGACCAATGTTCAGATTGTAAATCACTTATTGTAAAACAATGGGATAAAGATATTTATAAATGGAATGGTAGATGTTATTATTGTCAAATTGATTTTGAAGCCGAATTAAAAGGAACTGGTAAATTTGATGAGTGGAAAGAGAAACAATATAAAAGAATTAAAGAACAATATATAGACGAATTTGAAAAAGAAAATAAAGAATTAATTAAACAAATAGAAAAAATGAAAAAATCTGACAATCCATTTGATACAAAAGTAGCTATGGCGATGGCAAATGAAAATGTATCAATGGAAATTAAAAAAAATAAGTCATAATGGGAGAAAATTAATGGCTAGAAGAAGACATAGGATGAGAAGAATGTCACATGGTGGTTCACATTGTGGTCCAGGTATGGTTTTTCAAGATGGTGGATGTGTTCCATCTATGAGAGTTGGTGGTAGAACTAGACCGATTAGAAGAATGCCACATGGTGGTCCTCATAATGCATCATATCAATCAAGATATTGTCCAAATGGAAATTATGGATTTGATGAATTTGGAAATCAAATTTGTGTATAAATAAAATAGGGGAAAAGTTATGGATTTAGGAAGTAAAAAATTATTGTGTGCTGGTTTATGTTTTTTAGCAGCAACCATTTTTGTCATATTAGGAAAAGCTGATTTTCAAGGTTGGGCTGAATTTACTAAATGGATATTTGGTATTTATGCAGCAGGTAATGTTGGTGAACATGCCTCTAAAACTTTAGGAAAGTAAGATGAAGATATTGAAATGGATACTTGGTTTATTGGCGGGAATTGCTGGAATAGTTACTATGTTTGGTGGACAAAGTAAAAAAGAAATTAAAAAGAAAATCAAACAGAATGATAAAAAGATTAGTAAGAAAACTAAAGAGATTAAGAATTTAAAAACTGGTAAAGCTGGATTAAAGAAAACAATAAAAAGTAAACAAAAGGCCATTAATGAAATAAAAAAATCTAAAAAAGAATATAAACCAAAAGATGTTGGTGCTAAAGATGCAGCAGATTTTTTGAAAAAGTATGCTAAAAAGAAAGCCAAAAAATAATGGGTAGAAAAATAAGAAAAAAAAGAACTGGTGGTTTGTTAATAGGTCCTTCACATGAACAAGGTGGTATATTAGCAACAACACCAGGAATGCCAGATGTTGAATTAGAAGGTGGTGAGTATATCATAAACGCTCAAACCGTTAATGCATTAGGAACAGAATTTTTAGATAAATTAAATAGCACACAAACAACATATCATACAGGTGGATTTGGTGCGGGTGAGTTACCAAGTCCAAGTAACTATAGGAGAGGTGGAGTGATTAGAAAAAAAAGAGGGGGTGGAAAAGCCCAAATGAGAAAAGGTGGTAGAACTCGTAGAAAAATGCCACATGGTGGCCCACATCCAACAAGGACACCATTAAATGTTAACACGGGAATGGCACGTAGGGGTTCTCATACTCACAATGTAAATGCGGGAAGATTAGCATCTGCAATGGAAATTCCAATTAGACAACATTACCATCCTGACCTTGGACAAAGTCAGTTTTCATCAGCTGAGGTAAGTGCAACATATCAACCTACAGCCACATCAACACTTGGAGCTTTGAATACTCTTGTAGATGGTGAACAAGGAATTAGTACCACTGGAAATCACATACACAGAAGAGGTGGTAAAATTGGAAGAAATAAAATGAGAAAAGGTGGAAATATCAAAAGAATGCCACATGGTGGTAGACATAATGGTAATGGTAGAACGGCTAATGATAATCCTGTGACAAGAACATTCTTTGCACCTCAATCTCCAAGATACTATAGACCAAATGGGCAAATTATTCCAGTAGGTGCTCCACTACATGAACATCAAGATGGTACAATTATGACAGAGCATTCAATGGGTCCGAACGATAATTCGGTTGTTGTTACAACTACAAGACAAACTTCAAGACAAACCACAAATGGTGCTGGTAGAAATAGAAACAGAGCTAGTGGTATGGGTAGAATGACAACAACGATGAGGTCTTCAAGTGGATATAAAAGAGGTGGAAATATTAGAAAAATGCCACATGGTGGTAGACATGATGGTACACAATTGTTCTGTCCAAATGGAAATTATGGATATAATGAATTTGGAGATAGAGTTTGTGTATAAATTATTACTAATACTTTTTTTATCACTTCTTTTTTCACAAACCACTTATGAGTTCACAGAAGAAGAAGTTAAGAACATTTTTAATTCAATTCAAGAACTTGAGTTTAAAGATAGTGTGAATGTCGAATTAATTGAAAAACTTGAAAATCAAATATATATGTATGTAGACTTATCTAAAACTGATAGTTTATTGATTTTAAAACAAGATGAAAAAATATTATTATTAGAGGAACAAGTTGAATTGTACAAAAAACTACAACCAAAGTGGTGGGAAAAACCATTGTGGTTTAGTTCTGGTTTAATTACAACTTGGATATTTAAATAAAATGAATCAAGATATAAAACAAGTGATAAAAAGAGAGTACTTGAAATGTGCACAAGATCCTGTTCATTTTATGAGAAAGTATTGCACCATTCAACACCCACAAAAAGGAAAAATAAAATTTGATTTATATCCATTTCAAGAGGATGTATTGAATGAGTTTAAAGATAATCGCTATAATATAATTTTAAAATCTCGTCAATTGGGTATATCTACTTTAACGGCTGGGCATGCACTTTGGACAATGTTGTTCAATAATGATAAAAACATTTTATGTATCGCTACTGGAAAAGATACAGCTAAAAATCTCGTCACTAAAGTTAGAATTATGTATCAAGGATTACCATCTTGGTTAAAAGTTCAAGTTCAAGAGGATAATAAACTCTCTCTCATATTTAAAAATGGTTCTCAAATAAAGGCAGTATCATCTAATGCCGATTCCTCTCGTTCAGAAGCACTATCATTATTAATCCTTGATGAGGCAGCTTTTATTGATAAGGTTGATGAAATATGGACAGCCGCTCAACAAACATTGGCCACTGGTGGTAATTGTATTGCACTATCTACACCCAATGGTGTGGGTAATTGGTTTCATAGAATGTGGATAGGTGCTACAGAAAAAACAAATGAATTTAATGATATAAAACTTCATTGGAAAATGCATCCCGATAGAGAACAAGATTGGAGAGATGAACAAGATAAAGTTTTAGGTCCTTCCCAAGCTGCACAAGAATGTGATGCTGATTTCTTAGCTTCTGGTCGTTCAGTTGTTGATTTAAAAATACTTGAATGGTATAGAGAAAATCAAATACTTGAACCAATTGAAAGAGCTGGTGTTGATAAAAATTTATGGATATGGGAATATCCTAATTATTCTAAAGAATATGTGGTGGTTGCGGATGTGGCTCGAGGTGATGGAAATGATTACTCAGCTGCACATGTTTTTGATGTCGAAGCTATGGAACAAGTTGCAGAATATAAGGGACAATTATCCACCACAGATTACGGAAATTTTTTAATAGAATTATCCACTAAATACAATGATGCTTTATTAATAGTTGAGAATAACAATATTGGTTGGGCAACTCTACAAACCATTATTGATAGAGGATACAAAAATTTATTCTACCAATCAAAAGACTTACAAGTTGTTGATGTTGAACACCAAGTTAATAACAGATATAGAACACAAGACAGAAACATGGTACCTGGTTTTTCCACAACATTAAAAACAAGACCCTTGATTGTTGCAAAAATGGAAGAATACACAAGAGAAAAATTAGTTAAAATTAAATCACAAAGATTAGTTGATGAGTTGTTTGTTTTTGTTTATAAATCAACAAGTTTAAATTCAAGGGCAGAAGCCATGGATGGATATAATGATGATTTAGTCATGAGTTATGCAATAGCATTGTGGATAAGAGATACAGCCTTAAGAATGAAAAAAGAAAAAGATGGACAACAATGGGCGATGATGGATGCTATGTTGGATATGAATGGAAATAGAGTAGACCACTCTGCTGGTTTTCAACAAGGTAAAGGTGGAATGCCTAAAAAGAATCCATATGAGATGGATATAAAGGGAGAGAAAGAAAATCTCTCATGGTTATTAAAATAAATAAGAGGTAAATATGGCTCAAAATGAAAACATATTAACAAGATTAGGAAAATTATTTCAAACCAATATCGTGGTTAGAAAAACCGATGCTGGACAATTAAGAGTAAAAGATGTTGATTTTACTCAAACTGCTCTAACATCTAATTTCATAGATAGATATAATAGATTAATGAATGGTGGTTCACAAGGTGGGTGGGGAACAAGTTATTCTGGTAAACAAAATAGAAAAAACTCATATGAGGTTGCAAGAACAGAATTATTTCGTGATTATGAATTAATGGATGCAGACCCAATCATATCATCAGTATTGGATATATATTCAGATGAATCCACAACTGATAATATAGAGGGACAAATATTAGACATAAAAACAGATAATCCAAAAGTCGCTAAAATATTACATAACTTGTTTTATGATATATTGAATATAGAATTTAACCTTTGGTCTTGGATTCGTAACATGACAAAGTATGGTGATTTCTTTTTACAATTAGATATATTGGATAAATATGGTGTTGTAGGTATCAAACCATTGTCGGCTTATGATGTATATAGACTTGAAGACCACGATCCAGAAAATCCAAAATTAGTACAATATCAACTTGAACATGAAGGTGGTAAACGAGGACAAAAAAAAGTATTGGAAAATTATGAAATAGCTCACTTCAGATTAATATCAGATTCTAATTTCTTACCTTATGGTAAATCACAATTAGAAGGTGCTCGTAGAGTGTGGAAACAATTAACTCTTATGGAAGATGCTATGTTGATTCATCGTATGATGAGAGCACCAGAAAAAAGAATATTTAAAATCGATATCGGAAACATTCCACCAAATGAAGTAGATAACTTCATGCAAAGAATTATTAACAAAATGAAAAAAATACCTGTAATAGACCAAAATACAGGTGAGTATAATTTAAAATACAACATGGAATCCGTAACAGAGGATTATTATTTACCTGTTCGTGGTGGGGATAGTGGGACATCAATAGATACTTTACAAGGGTTGACTAATGAGGGTGCTATAGATGATATTGAATATTTAAAAAACAAAATGTTAGCAGCTCTTAAAGTTCCAAAAGCATTTTTGGGATATGAAGAAGGTATTGGAAGTAAAGCCACATTAGCTGCTGAAGATGTTAGATTTGCAAGAACAATAGAGAGATTCCAAAAAATAGTCGTTGCTGAATTGGAAAAAATAGCTATTGTTCATTTATACACACAAGGGTTTGAAGACGCTGAATTATTGAATTTTGATTTAAAGTTACAAAATCCATCTATGATTCATGAACAAGAAAAACTTGAATTGTTAACTCAACAAACCGATATAGCGAATAGTTTGATGGAAAACAAATTAATGTCAAGAGAGTGGGTTTATGATAATATTTTTGATTTAAACAAAGAAGAAAAGTTTATCATGTTTAACCAACTTGTTGAAGACCAAAAACAAAAATTTAGGTTTGAACAAATTGAACAAGAGGGTTCAGATCCTGCTGAACAAGGAACAGAACCATCTGATGAAATGGAAGAACAAAGTGGTGATTGGGGTGGTGATAGAAGAAGTGGAACTGGTGAAAAAGAATTTGGAAATGAATATGGTACTTCTGATTTAAAAGACGCCACATCTTATGAAAGAGAACGATATGGTAAAAGAGAATTTAAAGGTGGTTCTCCACTCTATCAAGGAAAAGGTTCAACCATTGTGGCTCGTGAAGGATTATTAAAATCACTTAAAAATAAATTTGGAAAAAACATCAATGATGTTAGTATATTAAGTGAAAAAGCTATAATAGATGATGAAAATAAATAATAAATTTTGTTTAAATAAGAAAAACTTTATATTTATATATGATAAACTATATACATAACTCGGAGACTATGGTATGCAAGACGCAAAGATAAAGCATAGCAAGATTCGAAATACCGGTCTATTGTTTGAATTTCTGTTAAGACAAGTAACAGCAGATGTTTTAAACAAGGACAATGATAGTATTGCATTGAAAATCGTTAAAGAGAAGTTCAATGAAAATACTGAATTAGGTAAAGAACTTGCTTTATACAATACTTTAATAAATAAAAAATACAATTCTGACAAAAAAGCAGATTACTTCATTACAGAAGTTATTAAAGTTAGACACTCATTTAATAATCCTGCTTTAAAAAGAGAAAAGTATAATTTAATAAAACAGATAAAAGAAAACTATAATCTCCAAAAATTCTTGTCATCTAAAGTTCCAAATTATAAATTATATGCGTCAATATACAAGTTATTTGAATTTAACAATAGTTTATCACCTGATGAAAAAACAGAATCTTATTTTAATTTAGTTGAAAACATTACAACCATTGATAAAAAATTAAACTTATCCGATAGTGTTGGTGCTAAATTACCTGATGATGAGGATTTAAGAATTATAACATATAGAACTTTATTAGAGAAATTTAATCAAAAATATTCTCATTTGAATAGTCATCAAAAAAATCTATTGAGGGCTTATATTAATAATGTTTCTAATACTAATTCATTAAAAGAATATATTAATAAACATCTTCCTACGATAAAAAAAGAAATACGAAGTCACATTAAAAACATTGATGAAAAAATAGTGAAGATTAAATTAAGAGAAGCGATAAATTCTATAAATAAATTTTGTAAAGTAGATGGTAAATCTAAAAACATAAAAGACTCAGTTGTGATTCAAACAATGAGGTATATGGAACTCTTAAAGGAGTTGAAAAAAAGTGCAAATAAAAACAAAAAAACACTTTAATGAATTGATTAAATCTATGGTTGAACAACTCATAGATGAATATGAATTAGATGAAATAACCACAACTGCTGCAGTACCGGGTTATTCAACACCATTTGCTTTTAGTAGTAAAAAAGATAGAAAAAAGAAATTAAAAAGATTAAAAAAATCAACAGGATATATTCCTGTGAATGAGGCTCTAGATAAAAAAGATGTCGAAGCTATAAAAAAAGTAATCAGAGATGTAGTTGGAGATGTGTTTAGAGATATTTGGTTAAAAAGAAATTCTTGGAAATAGGAGAAGTTTAAATGTCTTACGTACCAGACGGAAAAAAACAAACTTTTGCTGGATTTAATCCAACTCAAAAACAAATAGATGCTATGGCTAGAGTAGCCACTCTTGTTACTGATATAGGACAAACTTGGGGTGCTGGTGCTGTGGGAACTGGTGCTGGAAATAAAGCATTTCGTTCAACAGATCCAATAAGTGGTTTGATAATTACAGAAGTTCACATTGATTTACAAGGTTTAAAAGCTAAAGGTGATGATGCTGGTGATGCTATTGGTTTGGGAACTACACCTGCTTACATATATCAAAATGTGGTTGCTAATAATGGAATAATATTCAAACATGAAATAATTTGTACAGAATTACCAGCAAGTAGTGGAACTATAACAACTGATATTAATGTGGCTTGGAACTCATCTGGTAATAAGGATTTTGATGAGGCTATTGGGACAGGTTCTGAAATAAACACTGGAGGTTTAGTGGCTGGACAACTTGTAGAGGATAATACAGCAGCGATTACTGCTAACCATTACGCTTATTTAACAGAGGGTGATACTGCGGCATCTAACGCAACTTATAATGCTGGACAATTAATTTATAGAATGTATGGATATAAAGTAAGATAATAGGAGATAAAGGAAATGTCAAAAAAATTATTAGTAGATTATATACCTTTTGAAGTAACACCAGAACAAATCAATGAATCTATTTCAAAGAACAATGGTAGATTAGTGGTTAAAGGTATACTACAAAGAGCCGAAGCTAAAAATCAAAACGGAAGAGTATATCCGAGAGAAACTCTTATGAGAGAGGCGAAGAAATACTCCGAAGTTAATATTAAAGAAAGACGAGCTCTTGGTGAATTAGACCATCCGGATTCTTCTGTTGTGAATTTAAACAATGCTTCACATAATATATTAGAAATGCATTGGAAAGGTGATGATTTATTGGGAACTGTTGAAGTTTTGGGAACACCAGCTGGAAACATTTTAAAAGAATTATTCAAGAGTGGTATTAAATTAGGAATATCATCTCGTGGTTTAGGTAGTGTGAAAGAATTATCAGAGGATGAGGGGGATACGGTTGAGGTTCAACCAGATTTTGAACTCATAGCATTTGACTTTGTATCCAATCCATCCACTCATGGTGCTTTTATGTCACCAATGAATGAAGGTGTGGATAAAGGTAGAACATCTGGTAAGTATCATAAAGTTGAAAACATAATCAACGATATACTTCGTGGAGAATAACATGAATTATAAAACACTAATGGGATACAAGAAAACAAAATCCAACAAAGTTATTGATAATATTAAAGAAGAGTTTGGATATGTGAATGAGGGACCTGCTTATGAATATGAGAAGTTTTCTAAATCTATAGAAAAAGCAGAAAACAAACAAGCTAAGGAAGTGAACAATCTTGTAAAAACTCTGAATAAAAAAGGATTTAAAAAAGAAGCTACGAATGTGGCTAGTGCTTATATGAAATCTATGAGAAAATTTAAGAATGAACTTGATGACATCATTAGAGGATTAGTGTAATGCCATCAGTATCCAAACAACAACAAAAGTTTTTTGGATTAGTTAGGGCTTTACAAAAAGGTGATGTCTCACCTTCAAGTGTAAGTAAAAAAGCTAGAGATGCTGCTAAGAGTATAAAGAAATCAGATGTAAAAAAATATGCAGCTACAAAACATAAAGGTTTACCTCGAAAAGTCAAGGGAGAAACAAGAGTGAAAAGTTTGATTAAAAAGATGGTTCGTGAAGTGTTGGATGAAATACAACTTGATGAAAAATGTCAACCAGGATATATGACACATCCAACTCGTAAAACGAAAAAAATGTTTGGTAAAACTTATCGTAATTGTGTGAAGAAAGAAAATACAGCTCCCAATCATGATGGTAAAGCTGCTCCATTTGGTTCTGGTTATAAGAAAGCAAAAAATCTTTCAAAGATATTAAAAAATTTAAATGAAAAACTTTCCAAATCACAAATTAAAAAAATGAGAGATAAGTTTAATAAAACAGGTAAACTACCACCACATTTGATGAAATTAGCAAAGTTAATGGATAAACATACTGAAGTTAGAAACATTGTTGTTCCTGGATTGGAGTGGATGTCAAAATTAGGTGAAGGAAAACTTAAAGAAGGTGGTGTAGAAAAAGTTTTAGCTATGGCTGATGGTGGTTTTGGAAAACTTGGTGGTAAAACCGTAGATGGTTTGAGTGCTAATTTATTTAAAGCTGTTTATAATAAAGCAAATGATAAAACTAAAGAAAAAATTAACAAAATGAACGAAAAACAATTATATGTCTTTATGACTAAATTGTGGAATAAGTTTGGTAAACAGGTGAAATTATAATGATTAAGTTAAAAGATTTATTAATAGAGGGTTTGGATTTAAAGAAACTTGAAGCTGCGATTAAAGACTTTCAAAAAAAGATTGCAAAACAAGGAAGAGTCACTAATGCTAGAGATGAACAACACCTTGAACAATTGATTAAAGTTTACAAACAAATGGGTGGGAGAAAAATTAAAGAAGGAAAACTTACAGAGGATTATAAAAAGAGGGAATGGGAAGTATATGTTGCTGATGATCCTTATGGTAAAAATCAAAAAGTTGTGAAAGTGGCTAAATCTAAAAGAGCTGCA